TCGGTTTTGCGGGTGTAGGCTGTCCCAAAATGCGCCAAGCGGCGCGAGGGTGGCCTTGTCCCAAACCAACGCACCGTCCTTGATGAAATTCAAGTCGATGGCAAGCCGCCTCAAATGGTTTGAGTTCATTGTTTTGGAACGGCCTGTTTTGAAATAAATGGCCTGTTGCTCGGGTGTGCGTGCCAGTTCACCACCAGTGACGGTGAACCCGCTTTGCGTGGCGTGATACACCAGTTTGCACACATCCAACAGAAACTCGGCTTGTTGTTGCACCAGTGCCATCATTGACCCCCTGTCAAACGCTTGATGGTTTCGTCTTTGTTTTGCGACCCGCGTGTCGTGCCGAATTCAAAGTTGTAGATGTTGTCAAGGTAGCCGAGGAAGCGGCCCATCACCAGCGTGAAGATGCCCTTCACATACTCGTTGATGCTTTGGTCTTTCCAAATAATCCACACCATCACGCTCACAACACACACAGCCAAAAACGCCATCAAGTCTGCGCGGTTGTTGCGTATGCCATGCCGCACAAATTCGGCATCGCGTTGCCGTGCCGAATCGCGGTCTTGCACCTCGGTCTTGAACGATTCCAATTCTTGCTTCGCGCCTTCAATGCGTAGGGCCAGCAACTTTTCTTCGTGCTGGAATTCCGCTTGTCGCAAGGCGGCAATGTCTTGCGCTGTGGGCGCGTCAGGAATTTTGACGCCCAGCGTGTCCTCAACGACTTGTTTGCCCTTTGCCTGTATTGCGCCCGACAACAGTGTCAGCCCATTCTCGGCAAGCGTGCCGAGCAGTGCGGCAAGTAACGGAGCCATGATTATTTCCCGATGTGAGGCTGGATGCTCGCCCAAATCACGCCAGCCATGCCCACCAGCAACACGCCAGCCACCTTCATGAAAATGCCCTCCAGCCTTTTCAAGCGGGCATTGATTTGTTCATACCGAAACGCACAGACTTCTTCGTGCGTGTCCAGCCGTGCTTCTGTTGCGTCAACTGTCGCCATGCTTGGCCCCCATGTAGTGTTCAAGGTTTTTCAAAAGTCGTTGGTCGCCCGTGTCGTCTTTCACCACAGCGGCGCGGCCTTGTTCGATTGCGATGTCCACCATGCCAAGATGATGCGCGGCGATGGCCATCAGGTCATGCGGTTTTGCGCCCCACACGCTCGGGTCCATTGTGTAGACCGCTTCTTTGTTTGTGATGGCGATGCAATTTGATGCCGCGCTGAAACACTCGGCCCAGTTGTTGCGGCGGTAAGCCAACATCGCAAGTTCGCACCACACTTCGCGGGTGTTGGGGGCTTCGGCGCACGCACGGCGTGCCCACGGCATCCCGTCTGTGCCGAGTTCTTCGTGGCACTGCGCCAGCAACCGCATCGCGTAGGCGCGTTCGTTGGGCCACACCGCTTCGGGCATCGCGAGGTATTTGTTCAGCGCATCAATGGCTTCTTGCCAATGGCGGTAGAAAGTCAACTCGCGTGCGTAGTAAAACGCATTTCGCGGACAGCGGGGGTCTTCGGTGACTGCGAGTTTCAACAGGTCAAGATATTGCCCACGGCTTTTCGTTGGGTCAGGCTTGTGCACGACCAAGAGCATATCGGTGTGAGCGTATACCTCTTGTATGCGACCATCTGCGCGAGGATATTCATGGACAGGATGATGCCAGTGGTATCCATGTCGGTGATGAATCTTCTCGTAGAAGAAACTTATTCCGCATCCCCAATCAAATTTATAGCGCAGTCTGGTTGTGTTTTCAGTCCAAACTCGCTCAACTTCCTCTCTCCATCCAGATTCAAGAATCTCATCCAAATCAAGAGAAATGCAAACGTCATAGTCGCCAGGAATTAACGCCAATGCGGTATCTCTTGCTTTGTCAAATCGCCAAGGCTTTACGAAAATATCGTAAACAGTAGCGCCGCAGTCTTTTGCAATTTGCGCCGTTTGATCCGTTGATCCTGTATCAGCAATCAAAATCATGTCTGCATCTTTTGCAGACTCGCAAAAACGCTGAACAAACTGTTCCTCATTCTTGCTGATGGCATACACAGCAATTTTCAATTTTCTTGTCATATTCTATTTCTTTACTTTTTTATTTATTCAAACATCAAAAAGAAGTTTCTAATTGATGTTTGATCGTGATTAGCATATCACACACCAACAGAGTCAGCCATGTCAGGCTGCGCCATCACCCATGCGTAGCACTTGGCCAAGAAGCTGTCGCCTGTTTGAGCCTCGATGTCCGTCAACGGCGCGTGATAACGACGGAAGTCCACCTCTCGGGTGTCTTCGTTTTGGGGCGGCGTGGCGTAGCCAACAACGTCGATCATCACCGAGAAACGGTTGCCAGCGTCGCGTGTGCGGGTGATCGCCGCAGTTGCGATCCGAAAATACGCGCCCGCAAACGGAACGCCAAAGTTGGAAGATTGGAGGTCTACTTGAATCGCCATGATGGTTCCTTTCAGATGTTAGGCGTAGGTGACTTCTGAGGTCTGCACAGTGGCGACCCATCGAATGTTTGTAGCTGCTGCTCCAGTGGCTGTAATAGCCAATCCTCCATTAGTGGTGTCTGCTGATAGAGCCAAAGTCCACAAAGGAACATTACTAATAGGTGTAACAAGAGAAGCAACCAATGTCGTTGTACCTGCGGAGCCTTCACGACGAATAAGCCCTTCCACTTTCCAAGCTGCTGAGGCAGTTCCGTTTGCAGCTTTCTGACGAGCTACAACAATTCCTGTGAAAGCGTAAGCGGATTTATCTGGAAGGATAATTTGGTTGGTTGTAGAAGCTGTTCCACCGTTTGTAGACAAAGCCGTAGCAGTTGCATCGGTTGTTGCTTTTCTAAGAGTAAACACGCCCTGCTGAGCATCGCCAGCAGCCGAAAAAGCACTTCCAGAAAAAGCATATTTTCCAATAATTGTAGAAGACGCTTGAACCCCTAAAGCTGTCGATCCTTGAGCAGAAGCAGAACATCCATCTCCAATAGCAATTGAAACGTTTCCTGAAGCTGTAGGAGCGCCAAAAATATATTGGTTTCCTAGAGCAATAGAACCGGGACCACTTGCTGTTGCTGTATATCCAATAGCAATAGAGTAGTCTCCACTAGCTTTTGCTCTATAGCCCATAGCTAAGGTATTTAAACCAGTAGCACCATAGCTACTCGTATTGTTCGCAACAGCAGCAGCAAAGGAGTCTGTTCCAGAAGCATAGGAGCCTCCGAGGGCCATTGCTGCAACACCTACAGCTGCAACTGATCGGGAATCACCGCTGTTTGCCCCAATCGCCACACAGTTTTTTGCAGAAGCTGAACCAATAATTGCCAACGAATTAAGTCCAGAAGCTACAGAACCAGCACCACCAGGATCGTTTCCAATTGCAACTGAATTTGAGCCTGAAGCATTAGGTCTTACGGCTGTTGGTGAAAGATTTTCAGCATAGCCCCGCATCGTTTTCTTTGCGCCAGTTGCCCAGTTGGTGCCATCACAGACGATTTGAGTTCCCTCACCTCGACGTAGCGACAAAGTAGCCACGCCGTCAATTGTTTCAGCGCCGCTCGGGGCAATCGTGATGACATGAGTAGCTGTTGTGCTGGTATTCCAAATCCAGCAGTTGAAGCCCGCACCGAGCGATGCGGCAGCAGTAAGTGCGACTGTGAATGAACCGCTCGTGCAGTTGATAACCTTTCCAAGGTCTCCAGAGACAACTGTATAAGCTGTAGTTTGATTATTAAATGTAATTGAGCTGCTTCCAGAACTTCCAGTTGGGCCTGTCGGACCAGTTGGACCAGCTATAGTTGAATCAGCACCAGTTGGTCCAGTTGGACCAGCCACAGTGGAAGCAGCACCTGTCGGGCCAGTAGGACCAACTGCGCCATTAGCGCCAGTTGACCCCGTTGGGCCTGTTGGACCTGTTAAACCAGTATTACCAGTTGCACCTGTTGGTCCTGTTGGACCTGTTAAACCAGTATTACCAGTTGCACCTGTTGGTCCTGTTGGGCCAGATGCTCCAGTAGAACCAGTGCTTCCAGTAGGTCCAGTAGGGCCAGTAGCGCCTTGCGGTCCAGTCGGTCCAATATCACCTTGGACACCTTGAATACCTTGCGGACCAGTAGGGCCAACATTACCTTGAATGCCTTGAGGTCCAGTGGGTCCAGTGGGTCCAGTATCGCCTTGGATACCTTGAGGACCAGTAGGACCGACTTCGCCTTGAATTCCTTGTGGGCCTGTGGGACCAACATCGCCTTGTGCGCCCGTCGGACCAGTCGGGCCAATTTCACCCTGAACACCTTGGTCGCCTTGCGCCCCAGTGGGTCCAGTCGGGCCAGTCAAGCCAATGACGCCTTGCGCCCCTGTCGGACCTGTTGGGCCAACATCACCTTGGATGCCTTGCGCCCCAGTGGGTCCAGTGGCACCAGTGGCACCAGTGGCACCTGTGGCACCCGTCGGGCCAGTAGGACCCGTGTCACCTTGAATGCCTTGCGGGCCAGTAGGACCTGTCGCCCCTGTGGCACCCGTGGCACCAGTTGCGCCAGTATCCCCCGTGATGCCTTGCGGACCAGTAGGTCCAACATCACCTTGAACACCTTGCACACCTTGAATGCCTTGCGGCCCCGTTGGGCCGACAGCACCTTCATTGCCCTGTGCGCCCGTTGGGCCAGTGGGGCCTGTTGGGCCTGCAATAGTGGATGCCGCGCCCGTGGCACCAGTCGGGCCCGTCGGGCCAGTGGGGCCTGTTGGGCCTGCAATAGTGGATGCCGCGCCCGTGGCACCAGTCGGGCCCGTCGGGCCGATATTGCCTTGCGAGCCAGTTGGGCCTGTTGACCCGGTGTTGCCTGTTGGGCCAGTTGGCCCGCTTACACCTTGCGGACCAGTCGGGCCAGTTGCCCCACCGCCACCAGCGGGACCAGTCGGGCCGATGATGCCCTTGTCCACCGTCATAGTGACTTGATTGCTTTGTGCCGCCACGACTGTGGAGGCTTGCCCTTCGGCGTTTTGAACTGTGATTTGCATGATGTGCCCCTTATGCGTTGACGATTGCGTCAGAACGAATGAGGAACAACAAAAACACAATCATGTCGTTCGCGGGTGTTGACCCGCTTGCAGGAAAACTGATTTTGATGCGGCCCGAAAATCCGATGCCGTTCACGCTGGAAATGTCCAGCCCCACATCGCCAGAAATCAATCCCCATGCGTCATCATCCAGCACCAGCGTGAATGTGCCCGTTTCGTCATCGCGATTGGCAATCGTCAGGCTGATTGGCGTGGGTGTCGGCGAGTAGTCGGCAATGTCAAAAGTGAGGCCGTATCGGCTGTCACGGACGTTGCTCAACTGCCTGCGAATAATTTGCGCGTCAATGGTTGCGCCAGTCAAGTCGATGGCAGTGCCATCGTCAGCGGCAAAAGTCAGGTTCCAATAGGTTTGCTGTTCCCAAACCAGTTCACCCGCGATGATTTGATTGTCAAATCCGCTGACCTGTGTCAGCGTGTTTTTGTTGAAAACCGCCATTCGATTCCCCTTTTCTCGGGTTGCAATACCCCTCACTCACTAGCGAGAGGGCGAATCTTTTATTGTTTTATGATATTTTGAATCAATTTTACTGACAAATCAAACGAATGCCTTGTCTGTTTGGTGCCCGTCAGGCGTGGCAACAATTAAGGGATTATTGTCTTGGTTTCTGTTGAAGTTGTCACCGTTGATTTTTTCGTTTGCCAAGAACGCAATGGGCGCAAGTTTGACTTCGCTGCCATCGACTTCAGCGGCGGATGAGATCGGGCGAATCATCAGACCGCCATCAACACGATCAAAAACCTTGACTTCACGGTCGGTGATGTGCGTCTGAGGAGGCAGCACATCTTCCGTCACAGCGTCGCGCAGCGCATGGATGCAGAAAGCCATCGTGCCGTCTTCAAGAGCCTCCAGTTCATGCTCTTTGTGGGCCAGAATCTTGATCGCTGTCGGGGCCACAAACACCGTCTGGACATCATCGACAGAGACGCGCAGCGAGCCGTTGGTAAGCAGCGTCAGATGGTCGTAGGTGTGGCAGTGAAAGTCCTCGACATCACCTTTGTTGAAGCGCATCTGGCGCATGTACAGATTGCCGGACGCGACGATACTGATTTTGGGCTGCATGGGGTTCCTTACGTTGGTGTGAAGACGCCGACTGTAGCGTCAGCCGGTGCAGAAAGCACGTCGCCATCTGCGGCAACAAAGAAATCGCCAGCGGGCTTTTGCTCGCCGTTCAGCGTGTAGTCGGCTGTGGGCACGACCAGCGTTCCGGGGACGAGTGCGTCTGCCGATGTGCGAGCGTCATACACCAGCGTCATGCCGGGAAGGTGCTTCGCACAAACGTAGTGGGTTGGCCCAACGGCTGTGAGGGTTGATACAGTGCCAGCAGCAAACGGCGTAAGGCCAGCACGGGGGGTGAACTTTGTGCTCTGGCCAGCACCAACCGTGGTGCTGTACTCGCTAGTGACGATGCTCATACCGCCAGACACGACCATGCTGTTCTCGTGCTTGTGAATCTCTGGACGAGGGTCTTTTATGGTGAAACTCAGAACCAAGCCGTCCGTCATAAGCATAGTGGTGACTTCAAAATCACCAACAGTCTTTGTGGTGTACGACAATTTACACCTCCATGTGAATTACTTGCGGCCCGGACGGGACGGTGGTCACGAAGGTGTCGATGATCTGCTGCTTCAACTCATCCCACCGCGCCTTGGCAGAAGCAATGTCGCCGAAATATTCATGCTCGCCAGTAAAGGTGTTGAACACTTGAAATTCATCATTGTCTGTGAATGTATCTAGGTCAACTGGAACCCAAGTTGTATCGCCATTCGGATGTTCAATTTGTCGAACCGCAAAAAGTCTTTCATTTATTGTCATGACACTGCCCCATAAGAACGACTGGAAGAAGATGCCCCGCCAGTCCATGTGATTGTGTAACCGTTGAGAGCGACGGCTTTGCCGCCTGCGGTACCAGCAACGGTGGCTGTGGGTGTGGCGGTGTATGCGTCACCTCCTGTCGCCCCTGCGGAACCGCCAGAGCCGCCATAAGCGTACCCGGCGTTAGCGTCATCATTCTTTGCTGTTCCGCCAGAGGCCCCCCAGCCGCCACCGCCGCCACCGCCGCCACTTACAGCGAACGATGGCTTACCACCGTTAAACGCCGCGTGAGCGGCGCCACCGCCACCAGAGCCACCACCATAGCCGAATGCGCTTGCGGTTTGTGGATTGACGTTTGGCAGTACACCGCCTGCGCCGCCAGTGCCGGGCAATATACGCCCGCCGCCACCACCAAATATGTTGGTACCGTCAGTGCCCGCATTGCCAATACTCCCGCCAACACCTCCCCCGGAAGTTTGGTATCCCCCATTGCCACCACCAGCACCGCCGCCGCCGTACACAGCTGCAAATCCGTACACGAACGTGCCACCAGCGCCACCGCCGCCACCAATGTAACCGGATGTGTTTGTCACTGTGGTGTTGAAGCCCAGCGAAAGCGCCAGCGAGCCAGCGGTTGCCGCTGTGGTCAAAGAACCACCGCTGTACACATCACCGTTACCACCAAGGCCCATGATGTAGCCATTGTTCACAATGGTCACGGTGTCACCAGTGGTGCCGCCTGACAAAGCAAGGGCCGCAGTGCCTGATGAGGTGCTGTAAAGGTAAATGCCGCTATTGATTGTGATGGTGACGTCAGTTTTTCCAGCCACATATCCGGAAAGCGATGTCACATTCAATGAGGCGTTTGCAGTGTGCGAGGAGTATGTATAACTCGCTGTCGCACGACTGCTCTTGCCGTATAAATTGCTCATGCTGATTGCACCACTAGGAACGCCAGCAAGGGTTCTGACCGCCGTTTCACCGAGGCTCACCGTGGCGTTTGATGCCCTGCCCAATTCCGTGTCCACTTGGGACATGGATATTGCACCCGATACAGGTAAAGTCATTTTGAAACCCCCTTCTTACGGCGTGCCAAACGCGGTGGAATCCGCAAGAGAAACAAAATTTCCCGAGGAATCAAGCGACGCGATTGGTGTTGAGTTGTAATAAAAAATCAGTTTACTACCTGACTGCTGAACAATGAAATTTGCGGTTGTCAATGTTGATGATTCAGCCACAGGCCCATTGACGCCAGCACCATCGAGTTGGCCTGCGCTGTTGACATTGTTTGCCAGTAATGAAAGATTGAATGCCTTGCTCATGCGGCCCCCGTTCTTGCGAATGTTTGTTGTTGAAGGATTGTTGCGGTTGTAATTGGTGCGACTGCCAGCGTGTAAGAACTAGAAGTATTAGTGAAGTCCGTGCCGTTGTCCAGCATCACGCCGTTTTGGTATAGGTTGAACGCCGCCGTGTCATTGCTGAATGTGTAGGTTTGCTGTCCAATAATGGTATTGACAACGAGGTTCACGGGTGTGCCATTTGGTGTGCCCAAATTGCTCGCCGCCCATTGCAACACACACATTTCTCCAGTGACGGTATGCGGGAAATTTGTGATGGTCGTGCCGCTGATGTCGTAGTCTTGGTCGTTGAGTGCCGCGCCATTGATGAACAATAATTCGTATCCACTCAAAAGGCCAATTCCTGATGCGTCATAGGATGACGCCTCCGTTAGCGTGACATAGTTGCGCGTGAATGATGCGTATGCCGTGCCGCTGTGTACGCTCCGGAATGACACGATGCTCACAATATCGCCAAGGGTTGCGCCACTCGTCAACGTCACAGTGGTTGATGTTTCTGTGTAGTCGTCTGTCGGTTTCAACAACAAGCCATTTTTGAAAATCAAATCTTGGCCTGTGATGTAGCCTGCCTGCCGTGTTGTTGGCGTGAAAACAGTTTGCCCCGCAGTAGCCGTGAACTCGTCCTTGGTGTAGTAGAAATCATCAGGTGCGGCAAACCCAACGACACGACCATAAATGTCAATCGTCAATGTTGCCGCGCTCCCCGTGTATTGGTACACACCGGGGCCGAAGTCCAAAAATTGTTGAAGCGATGCAATCAAACGACCGTCAGCGGTGTTTGCCACAGCGACTTCACCAGTCCCGACTGTGGTGGATCCAGTTTCAATCAACTGCCCCGTGCGATGGTCAAGGTCAATGATGTTGGTGCCATTAGGTAATGCGCTCCACAGGCTTGGGTCAAAAATTGTTGTTTGCGTTGGCACGAATGTGCCACTGCCACCAGCAAGGGCGGCAAATCCCGTCGCAAAACTCATTTGCCTGCCACCACGTCCAGCAAAACACAAAAACACATTCGTCCCAAAATTTGGCTCCGCAAGGAACCATGTGTAATCGCCCGGCGAAGTGCTGACGAAGTTGTTTGCTTGATTTCGAATGCCGTAATAGGATTTCCCTGTTGGCGAAAGGCTGAACCCCGCGCCTGCCACGCTTGTGCCATAAGCGACAGCAATGTATTGCTGAGTGAATTGGAAAGTCGTTGGCCTCCATGTCACTTTTGCGCTTGCTGGACTGTAAGTGGAAGCGGCAAGGCTGTTCACCATGCGGGTGAAAAAATACCAATCCCCGGCAGGAATGCCTGCCACTTGTATCGGTGGCACAGCAGTGTTCACGTTATACGGGTCGCCATTTGCCTGCACTGCGCTTGTTCCAATCAACATCATTTGTTCGGATGTTGGGTATTGAAATGCCGAGTACCACAGTTCAAGATATTGCGTGATTCCTGACGATGCGGTGGTTGCGTTGATGTAAAAAAACGGCACCGCATTGTTCGGGAATGTGTCGCCAAGCGTAGGCGCAGGAACCGTTCCAAAAAATGTAGGGTCGCCGGTTCCAGTGTTTGGCGCAGGCGTAAATTGGGTCACGCTTGCATCGTCAAAAACACTTGGATTGAATTCACATAGTTGCAGGTTCACCACGATGGCCCCATCCTCTTGGAATGTTTCCGTCACCTTCATAGCCCTGAACAATTTGTTTGTCCATCCGTAATTGGTGTTCGTGATTGTTAGGATGTCACCCGCTTGCAGTTGAACACCAATAAATCCGACTGCGAGTGTGAGTTGCAAATCTTCACGCGCAGATTTGAGCATCTTATTGGCGATGTATTGCGCCCGGACATCATTGTTTACCAATGGCAAACTCACGCTCTGTTTGTTTACAGGCTCATTCGGGAACATCAATGACGGGTCAATTTGCGCAAGGTCAAATTGTGCTGATGCGAAAGAATCTTGCACACTGTTGTCAGGAAATTTCACCTCAATCACATTGAAGGTGTTTGCAATATCAATCGGCGTAATTTGAATCGCCGAAATGATGTTGCTGTCATCAATGTGCATGGCGACAGAATAGGTGGGCTGTTGAACAATCACCCCCCATTGCGCCGAAACCTCGTTGTAGCGCAACAAACAATCAGAGCAAGAAGCCATGTCTTGCAGGTTTTGCATGATGGTGCGGTTTGTGTCTACCACCCCATCAAACTCGTATCGCTTCAAAGAGGCGGTGCCGCCTTCGTATGTCGTATAGGACACCATCCCTTCGGAATACGTGGACAGTTCGCTCAAACTTGAAGTGTCAATTTGCGCAATAGGAATTGCCGCCCCGTATCTGGTGCTGGTCATGTAATCCAAAAAGCAATCGCCAGTCGTTTTTCTTGTGTTGGTGATTTGGAAGCGGGTTTGCTCAAGGCCTCGGATATTGGCTGATTGGCTGTATTTCAAATGGACGATTGCGAACGCGCAGTTGCTCATCAATTTGGTGTTGTCCCATTTGTAGACCAAATCACTGTTGGACATGACGGTGATGGCGTTTGTGCCTGCGTTGAAGCAGTTGTAAGACCCATTTGAGAACAAATAAAAATCCATCTTCCCATCAACGGTTTCATCTTCAATGCCCGTTGATTCGTCCAACAAAGATGCAACGGTGTATCCGTTGCCTTGAAATTGAACTTTTTTGCCGCCCCAATAAATGTCTCCAAACGCAATGGAATCAGGCGAGTCACCTTCATTGCTGTTTGTCACTTCGCACAGCGCGATGACATAGTAAATGTCTTGATTGTTTTCTGAGATGCTTAAATCAACCACCATGCCGCCGACGTATGCCGAGCCATAAACGACAGGCAATTTGTTGTCGGTTGCGGGCGGGAGTTGTTGGCGGTTCCCCGGATTCGGGGATGATGCGGCGGGGTCATACGAAGGTTGATTCGGGCTGAAAAACGCTTTGGAAATTACAGCCGACACCACCATGTTGATGGCGAAAGCGATTGCCAGTGTGCCGATGCCAGCAGTCGCCAGCGTGGCACCTGTGATTGCCATTGCAATGGTCATACCGACAGCGTGCGCATCCAGCGCAACCACTAGCCCCAAAAGGAAAATCCACAGTTTCATCATCATTGCATCCAGTTCTCATCAAGTTTGCGGAAGCCGAACTTGTCGTATTTCAAATCAGGGGTGGTGGGCAATTTGCTCACGGAAAACATTTTGATGCGCCCTTCGGCTTTCAGTTGTTTGCCGTGTTTCAGGTAAGCGTCGAATAAACGGTATCCCACAGTCGATTTGCGCCATTCAGGGCGCACATACCACGCAATCTCTTGCATTTGAAAAGTCTTGTCGCACCAAATAGTCGGTGTCACCAATGCCATCAGCAACCCCTTGCCTTCGTCATAAAAAATCACGCCCACGCCAGCAAGCATCGCATCAAGCAATCGGTTCCAATACGGCAAATTGTCGATGCCTTGGTATTGCTCGATGCCGCTTTCGGCGCAAAACTCCAGCATCATTTCAATGATGGCGGGTTTGTCAAATTTGTTGGCGTGACGAATCATGAGTCTGCGGGCGCGTCTTTGCCAAAATAATAGTTAATCGTTGAAATGAACGCCACTCGATTCATGCTTGTGTCGCCCGAATTGAAAAATTGCCACGAATTGTTGTTGGTGTATCGGCCACCGATGCGGTTTTGCAAAATCAGTTGAATAGATGCCGCCGCCACCGTGATGACGCCAACAAACATTCGGGCTTCTTCCATCCATTGCTCAGAAATGGAAAACGAGTTCACAAACCCGTTGAAAAATTGGTACAGCCCGCCCGTGCCGCTAGTGGTCAACAGTTCACCCTCTGTGTTGTAGAACCCGTGCCACATCTCAATCTGCGAGCCTTTGATTTGTTGCCCTAGCACCGCGCCAAGCATTGCGGTGTCAATGCCCACCAATGTCACTGTCGTTTCGTTTGCTGTTGATTTGATGTCGCGCTGTGCATCACCCACCTTGACAACTTGCCCAAGGCCAGTGAACGGCAAAGCGTCAACGGCGGGCACATATTGATCAGAGGGTGCGGTGCAAAACCGGAATGTCTCGGTCGGCGTTGTCAACCGAATGAACTCGGCATATCGAATGTTGTTTGTGCCAACGACTGGAGGAATCACATTCATAGGACACTTTCAAATGCTTGGAAACTGCCTGACCATGCGATATATGAATCATCGGTGATAGGGTTCAGCATGTAGGTCGGATATTCACGCAACACCACGGGAAACGTGGTGCCAACATACACATCACCACCCATGCTGACCGTGTTGCCATATTGCCCAATCACAGCGTTGATGGGCGTCACCACCGGGTCAATCAAATTACGATGCACAGGAATGTCAACGGTTGAGCCAGCACCGCGCAACACATCTTCCGTTGCGATGTAAGCATAGCGGCCCACTTGGCAAAAATCACCTTCACGAACGATGACGGTGTTGGTTGCAACGCTTGGCAAATTTCCAAGAACGAGCGTTTTATTTGCGGATGCCGGTTGCCATTGGCACGCGGTAATTTGACCTGATGTGAGGCCCCCTTGGTAGGCAATGTAATTGACCCACCCGGTTGAACCGAAATTGAGGTATTGCTCAAGGGCTTTGTCAGGAATCCGCAAGGAATTCAGCAAGGCGCGATTCTGCGAATACAGCAAAAACGGCATCGGCTTCATTTCAAATGCGAACGGAACCACGGTCAAAATTTCCGCAGTGCTGATGCGTTGGTTGCGCGATACCACTTGCCCGACAAATCTGTGGTCATTGATGCCCACTGATTCGCTGATGGCTAAGATGTTTGTCAAACTCATGTGTTCTACCTCGATGCTGGGACAGACCTGCCAGCGGATTGGTTCGCAGACCAGACTGCCATTTTGTTCTTGGACAGGAATTGCGCCGCCGACTGCGTGTCCATTGCTTGCATGTTGGCGATGTAGGGGCCGTTGTAGACGATGGAAGGTTGTCCACCGCCCATCAAGGCATCGCCCACGCGGTTTGATGGCACGATTGCGCCGCCTTTTTGTGGCACAAACAATTCGGGGCCTTGCTCACCCACCAAATACGGCACGCCCTGCGACACCATGCCGCCAGATGCTTTGCCAGTTGCTCCACTCGTCGTCTTGATGCCCATTGCTTGCAAGCCCATGCGCAACATCGCCATCGCTTGCATTTTCATTTCAATGGCAAGCAAATCTTGAATGATGGACTTTGCAAAATCTTTGAACGCAAACTTGCCCGTCTTGACAAAATTGTCAATCGCGCTGTTCATGTTGCCCACCACCGAATTGAACATGTCCGCGCCCATCTTGCCGTATTGCTCGGACTGTTCAGCGAAAGTTTTGAATGCGCCCTTCCAGCCTTCTTCAAACGAATGTGCGCGATACCTGTCGGCCTCAATGCCTTGTGCGCGAATGGCGTTCGAATCTTTTTCGCCCTGAATTTGCGCGTCAATGCGTTCTTGCTCCGCTTTGAACTCGGGCGATTCTTTGTCGGTGCGCTTGTTGAGTGTGACCCGCTGTGCATACAGTGCTTGAAGTCGTTTCTCAAGGTCAATGCGGTTTTGCGCCAGTTGGTAGTCCCACTCGTTCATTTTGTATTGGTCGAGCGCGAGGTTTTGGCTTTGGATTTCCAAGTTGTTGCGCTCACGAACGAAGTCGGTTTCCATCCGATACAGTTCCAGCGAGTATTGCCGTTCCTGATTGATTTTGGCCCTGCGCCCGATGTCGTCTTGTTCGGCCTTGTCCAGTTTGGTTTGGTAGGCTTCTTCGATTTGCCCCTTCTGCGC